ACCACTAGTTGTCAAATCTACTTTGTAGTTTTTGAAAGAGTTTAATTTACCGCCAGCAACACGACCAGCTAATGTATCTGTTGTAATCTTGTCTGCAGTCTTTGATGGTTGAGTTTGAACAGATTCATCAACAACATCTTCTTTGATTTCTGGTTTGCCACGGACAAAACGACCAAGTTGTGTCAACGTACCTTTAACAGTACCCGGTTTATGTTTCAAATATGCCTTGTCAGCTATATCTTGATTTTTTTTTGGAGTGGCCATTTCACCTACGTTGTTGTCGGTGAATGTTGGTTCTGTACCAGCTGTTTTGTTTTCTTGTAGTTCTTTAGCAAATCTGTAAAATACATTTTCTTTATGCAGTTTAGCTACGTGCTGAGAAACTTCACCTTTTTTACCATGTAATTTTTTTTCATGTTTTTTTACTTCTTGTTTGGCTTCATCTTCACATGAATCTTCTTTCTCGGATTCTTCGCTGACTTTTTTCTCACCACGGAGAATTTTAAAATCATGAGCATCAATTTTATTATTTTTATTGGCGTCAATTTTGTGTTGGTTACCTTTGAGTTCTTCAGCAACTTTCTTTTTGGCAGCTAATGCGGATTTCATAGGCTCTTTTTTATCGCCATCTTTATCAAAATCTAAAAAGTCTGGCTTGGCGGCTTCATCGTACTTGCCTTTTGTTTTCATGTAATCTTCTTTGTCCTTCTGCATCAATTCTTTTGTTTTAGGACCTTTAACATCATCAACAGAATGTTTGGTTTGGTCCGCACGAGCTTTCTTAGAATTACCGTAACTAGAACCATAGACTTTCATGCCTGTAGGTGTAGGCACCTTTTCGGATGCTTCTTCTACTTTACCTTCGCTGATTACTGAATTACTTCTTCTTTTCAGCCAATGGATTTGGTTCTAACTTAGCACCAAGCATTGCTGTACCATTCTGACTTGCGTTACTATATTCTTGTGTTTCACCGTAAAGGTTCTGGCCAAGTCCGGCACCTGCTGCGGCGCCTTGACCACCGGCTCTGGTATCGTATTCTTGACCTACTCCACTAGGTCTTGCAACACGACCAGCGCTTAGTGATTTATCACCACGTTTTTTTACTTTTTCTTTGTCTTTGTCCTGCTGGAAGTTGGTCTCTTTGGGCTCGGAGTTGATTTTGAGCGTGGGCTGACTTTCTTCGTAGGCGCCACTCCATCCACCGCCTGTGACTGAACTTCCAATACCTGTGTTTTTTCTTGGACCGGTGTCACCTTGGACTTGGTCTTTTCCACTAACGAGAGATCCTGAGTTGTCTGGCTTAATGTCTGCTGGTCCTTTTGCTCGGAGGAAAGGGTTGTATCTTCCGACTGTTTTTTGCTGAATAGACTTAGAAGTGCCTTTAACATTTTGTTCTCCAAATAATAATTTATTACCTGTATTTAGTTTATTGTTTCTGTTCATCCAATCAATGGAGATTTCATTTAAAACGTTGTTATCCAAGAAGTTTTTGGTTTGGTTGTAAACTTCATGTATATCCTGCTCTTTACTTTCGAGGTCACCAGTATTATCAAAGGTTACCAAGTTATTATACAATTTTGTGAACTGTATAATGTTTTCCTGTGACTTTTGCCACTTATAAAGAATTACGTTCTTGACTGGTTTCGTTACTGGTACTAACAAAAATCATCATTGTTTCGTAACCAAGTTCTTCTAATTCTTCTTTAATATGTGAAATCTTCTCAAGGTCATCAGCTGGTCCGTTAATGATTAATGGACCACGATTACGGACAGATTCATAACGAGGATTCATGGACTTGGTTGCTAGTTTATGTTTATCATTTAAAATATCACAAGCTTGCGTAAAATTGAATTCTACAATACGACCTTCAGCAATAGCTTCACGAATAATGATATCTTTACCGGATCCTGGACCACCAGTTACAAAGATTGCTTTGAATAGTCCACGATTATAGGACTCATGTAATCCCATACCTTTACGAGTGTCATGCATTAATTCTTTTGCATGAGTATCTGATACATGAGCAGGAACACCTTTACGGAACTCACCAAAGTTTTTATTTTTTGCGTGTTCTCTCATCTTGGTACCATATGTAAAGCACCTTTGTGTGTGCCATTGTATTTGTGTAACTTTTCTTTCATCTCTTTTACACGGTCAGAACCAACAACCATATGTAAATGAGTTACACCTTGTTTGTGTAACTTTTCTGCGTGATGTAAGAATGTAGGATGTTCTTTTGTAGAAGCTTGAAAGTGTGTACCAGGAGAATATTTCTGCAAGTGTTTAACTTTTTCTTTAGCACTTAAAGGATTCTTTTTGGCATCTTGTGAATGTGAAGTAACAACTGTATGGCTGGCATTGTGTTGTTTTGCAACTTCTTTCACTTTGTCAATTAATTTTAAATGTCCTGCAGTTGGCGGATTCATCCGGCCAAAAGTGAACACATGGTGTTTCTCACCTTGTTTTGATTCTTCGACTAATTCTAAAAACGATTTCATTTACGAACTTTTAAAAGATTCTGTTTAGCAAACTCAGCACGGTTAACCAATTTGGTTGGTTGATTATCGTGGTGAACTACGAAACCTTCAGGTTTAGACTTCTTACCTGCGATGTGGTGCTGATAGTGTCCCTCATGCGTTTCTAGGGATTTAACTAAAGCATTTTTGGCTTGATGTAAATGATGATGCATCGAAAATAGGTTTCCATAATGTTCTTTATGTTTCTCAACGTGAGCAACTTGTTTCTTGCCTTCACCAGTTTTTTCAGATTTGGCTTTATCGGTCTTAACTTTTGCGGCTTGTTTTTCATGTTCTCCATGTAAGTGTTCTTTGAATCCCTTAACACTTGGAACTTCATCATGTCTTACTGTCTTGTTTATGTATGTAGCAAGATGTCCGTGTTCTCCGCTATGTTTTGGATGAACGGCATCGTACATTTTGTGACCATGAGTATCGTGAATATCTTTGGCGGCCGCCATGTGTTTTTGGAAGTGTTTTTCATTCTCAGCAGAATGTTTTACTTTGCTTGTATCATGTTCTGCACCGTGAATATGAACATCCGGATGCTCTTTAAATTTGCTTGTATCTACATGAGGAGTATTGTGTTTTAAGTCATGGCTGTATTGTGTATGAACCACTACGCCAACCTTAGACTTTTTAATCTTGTCTGCTTCTTTACCTTTGGCGGTATAAGTGATTGTATTGGGAGTAAAAGAAACATCGCCTTTGGCTTCTACAATATAACCTTCGTGTAGGGTTTTGGTATCGGCGTGGTGCATCAAGTCACCTTGGAATACACCAGTTTTAGGTGTTACTTTTGGTAGATGTTTGAGAGCGTGTTTAAGAGTATGTGCTAAACCCGGAGCGTGACCATGGTTCCTATCAATATCTTTTTCTGTATGGTTAATCTTAGGATTCTTATTGAAGGCAGACTTGGTTGCCACAAAGAACTTACCATTCTTAGGATGATGACCAAATACAATCGATGGAGAACCATCGTATTTCATTGTTAAATTTGTATTCTTGTGGCCACCGGTCATATGTTCATGAGCTTTAGTTAAAGCCGCATGAGCGTGTTCAAAACCAGCATGGCCGTGCATTAAAGGACGGTCCTCAGCATGATGAATATGCTTAAGTTCAGAACCTTCGCTGGCTTCTTCTTTTAAGAATGATAAAAACGATTGCATTATTTTCCTTCCAGATTGCAACACACTTTGGTTGCCGGTCTACTTATTTATCCAAGTTTTAAAGTACTATGGCCAACCTGTGGAAAGATTGGCTTCGATACATAGTACAAAAATTGTTGGCTTTTATAGGTCTTGGATGTTCAGAAATACATCATTTGGATTGTTTCGGACTGATAAAATTCTTTGTTTGATTTCTTTGAAGAAATTCCAAGCCAAAGGAATAAATAATACTTTATCATCCTCAGTATATTTTGTATAAGTGAAATTGTCGTATAGTCCAGCAGCAGTTTCCATTTCAACTAAATTCTTGATTGTATTTGGTGCAGACCTGTCAGCACTAATAATAAAGATATAACTTGTTCCGTGAATCGGTGTTTTTACCACATCAATTAAATTCAATCCAACACGATTACACAAGAACATCATCGATTTAATATTATAATATGAAATGTGTTCGTGATAGATTGTATCAAACTCATTATTCAAAATCATGTCTGCTTGTGATGTTTGAATAAACAATAGTCCGTCAATCTCCAAATTCTTTTTACAGTTTTTTAACAACTCTAAAGGATTTGGATTGTGCGCAAAAGCATTTTGTATTGTAATAATGTCATGACTGCGGTTGTACTTATCATCAAAATAACCACAAGTTACTTTGTGATTTTTTGAAGATGTTTCATATAAATTTTCAGCTGGATCAACACCATAGGTATCAACATTAAGAGCTTTAAATTTATCCAATTGTGAACCATCGTTACAACCAATATCCAATACTGAAGATGGTGTATGGCCAAGTATCCTCAACAGCGTCTTTACTGTTTTTGTAAGAATTGGCGAGGGGCTGGTTATTTAAATCTAAGACCATCTTCAAATTATCATGGTCACACGCTAAACACTTTTTAATTTCTTGTAAGTTCTCTATCATAATATTTTCTCATATATGTTTCAGAATATAAACCAGGATTTGGTGAACAAAGCCTTAGTGGTGGACTATCTATATTGAATATTTTATTAGCTTTAGATAACGGCCAAAATTCAGCAATCATTCTGTCCAAATGATATGGTTGTTTATTCTCTTTCCACCATTGTGAATCTTCAATGTCATCCAATGTTCTCATGTAGTCACTTCTCAACCACCAGAAGTTACCACTATAATGTAGGAATGGATCGTGATTTAAATTGATACCCGCAGTTTCGTATCGTTCTAGAGCTTCAACACAAGTTTTCCATCGTTCAATAAAACCATACTCTAGATATTTTCTCCAGTAGTAATAGTTCTTAAACTTGGCAACGTCACCAACTTTAAAGGCATTGTTAAATGCTGTAACACCTTTGCCGTGAAAATACAATCCATAAAAATCTTGTGTTTGTGCATCTAACCACATTCTTTTAATTGTTGGAATTTCAAATACAAATTTCTTTTGTTCTTGGCCTTTTGCGCTAGAGAAGTCCTTTAATTCTTCACCAGTTACATCATTATGAATTTCATGAATCTCAATTTTGGGATACAAAGCACAAAGGTCTTTGAACAATTTAATTTGTTCTTGATTACCTAATGCCGTATAACTAAGAACTTCCATTTCATCATACAAACCAAAATCTTCTAATTGCTTCATTTGGTCCATAAAGATATAAACCCATGAACCATCATCGGTTAGATAGTGGTGGTTGTATAATCTAATTTTCATTGTCTACCTTCATAAAAATTCTTATAATT